CCTTCACATAAACATACCAACCCTCTACTGGTGTATCGTACATCCAATGTGCGGTTTCGGTTGGTTCGGCCTGTATAGCCGTGGCTATATCTTTTGCGGCTCCGCCGCTCCAATTACCACCATTGGCCGCGATAATATACCGCTTCCCTTTGGTCACACCCGCCCCAGTTGGGGCTTCCGTCAAATCCTTATCCTCGACCGGGGGCTGCCAACTAAAATCTTCTAAAACTGGTACTCTATACGTTGCCATCGTTCAAAACTCCTTCATATAGTTGTTTAACTGCTTTACCTGTTTCCCCCAAGCCATAATTTTTTTTTAACTTTGTTCGTACTTGATTTTTAATTTCCCCATCGTCTTTGACATATTCCCAACACTTCCTCATCGCATCAACAGTAGCATCAATATTCCGTGGGTCCGCTGTAAATAACGCTAAAGGGTTTTCAGTCCCCGCCACAACTGGAACACCAAGAGCACTCGCTTCTAACATAATTCTCGTCTCGATACCTATCGGGGAAACAATAAAATCACATGCCCGCATTATCTCATCTAAGTTACTTACGATAGTGGCGATTTTTCCTAAGCGTCCAGTCTTTCTTAATTCCCCGAACATCGGATCGATTACGGGATTACTTTTTCCCGGTACCGGCACAGCTATAACATGTATCTTGGCGTCAGGACAATGTAACTCCGCAAACTTTAACGCCGCGATCACGGTATTAAACGGGGTGATGTCCTCTCGCCACATATCGCATATAAGAATATTCGGGCTTCCGTTCTCCTCGTCTTTAAACTGATACTTTTTCCCCGCAATAGAATAGTTCTGTAGATCTATCGGCGGAGGTACAGTAGCCATGTCAGCTTCCGGAAGCAAATACTTCCAGTGATCGAGGTGTTGCGGCCAAAAAGTAATAAACTTTTTATACCAGTCCAAAGTCGTGCGGTACATTTCTTCCCGCAAACAACCCGTTTTATTTTCCCAGTCGAGTACAAAACTATACTCGGGCCTACCGTGTAAATACATTACTGTAAGCTTATGCAGATCCTCTATCCGTTGGGGAACACAAGAATGGTGCACGATTAGATCAGCTTCTCTCGCCCAGTCTGGAGATACCGTTTCTACTTCACCATCTTTCAACCATGCTCGGCTAAAGGTCGCATTTTTCTCAGAACCCCAATCAATATAATTAGAGTCTATCCCCACACTTCTCTCTGCTAAAATTAAGTCCCTCGCTGCAGTATGTATTCCTGCTCGGTTAGGACTAAAGTTTCCAAAATGTGCAACTTTCATATTTCCCCCGTTACTCAATAACTTCCATAGCCATATATTCGGCAACATACGTAGCCTGTGCTTGGAACCCACTGTGACCAGCACTTGCAAAATCGAGCCCACCCAGACCAGCATGTTGCGTGATGAGAGGACTCGTTATATTCCCTTTTATATTGTACGCTCTTAGATCTAAAACCTCTTCGAGTGTATAGTAAACACCAGAACCGGTACCCTTTAAAATTAATCTGGCGAGTACTACTGCCTCTTGAAATGGCATACCCGCAAGGGAAAGACCAGAAAATACATTATTTACTTTCGCGTCGGAAAGTTTATTATCTACTCGCTGCCCCATAAATAAAGCTATCGGTTCGGTCTGCTCGTTAGTCGCAACGACATAGTACGCCACATAATTATTGAGTCCAACCGTTGCATTTGTCCAAGTACCGTCCAATTTATTATACTTCAAATCGTTGGACCCATCTACATACCCCGCATCTACGGCATTGGCTTTCTCTGTTGTCTCATAGACACGCCAAGCACTTGCCCCGGATCGATAGTATATCGGCAACTCAGCCGGAGAGAGAATCTGTTCAAACACAGAAGAACCAGCCCCGTCTGATATCGCTATATTTAGATCCTCGTCCCATATATCTCCCGCAGACACATTCACTTCTTCCGATCCTACGTCAGCTACCAGTAATCCAGTTTCCCATCTAGCTCCGCCAGCATGGTGCATCCTCGCATGGGTAGCCCCGTCCATATAAAAAGTATGAAGTTCAGTACCTAGAGATATTGCCTTGCTATTTGTGGCATCCCAATACAAATACGCCACCAGAGCTTTGTCCTCGGCTGAAAAACTCCATATGGTCTGTGACGCCGTGAGTGTTGCCCCATCGAAATAGATATACCAAAGTCCCTCTACCGCTCCACCGGCAACATCGTCTAAGTCAACGGTCTTATTGCCGCCAAGTGTATACTTGACCCCATTGATGTAATAATACGCGGAACCACCATCTGTAACGGTGAACACTTTTGAAGCGTCATCAAATGACAAAGTAACTCCGGATGTACGAGGCCAACCAGTCTTAGCAAAATCTGTAGCCTGCACGACGCCACCCACCTCTACATCGCCCCCTACATCTAGGTCGTCATCAATTTCCATGCTGCCATCTTCGACCCAGAATACTCCGTTATCATTCAAGTCTAACGTTACTCCATCATTAGCACCAGCTTCTAAAAATAACTGAGCCTTTAGGACATCTGCTTTATACCATTCCACAACACCAAAAGAGCCACCTATATTTGGAACATTAAACCGCAACCTTGCGTCATCTGTGTCTCCAACAGTTTTAATTTCAACAATACTTGAACCTGTGTTGCTAAAAAGAACATCTCCGCCGGTTACAGTTAAATCTCCCCCTACATCAAGGTCGTTGGTGATACCTAATCCAGAAAATGTCGGAGTCGCTCCTGTGTGTATATCTTGGGGCGTGGAAAGTGTTACCGAACCATCCGTATCATCCGTTACGGTAATTTGATTAGCAGTGCCCGCGATCCAAGCAGTCAAATCCTCAGACTGTAGCTTACCACTAGAAGAACCAATTAGTCTATCCGACGTCAATCCAGTGAGTGTCAATCCTGCATATGAAGGCTCCGCTTCTGAACCAAGTATGATTGCACTCAGACGATTTATGGCCTGTCGTACACTGATCCAATCTCCGTCCTTAATTTGTGGGGCTGCTCTCCAGCGTCCCATGTCGCACCCCTCTTATAAAAAACTTAAACCGTATGGATTTGGGAATCCTTGCAATGCCTCATTTTGTGCTCCAGTGTTAAAAACAGATGGCTGAGAAGTAACGGGACTTGTGTCTTGCTGCCGTTTATTATTTAACATCTTCATCGCCGATTCATAAGTTTGCTGTGCGGTCTCTCCGGCCCTATGTCTACCAGCAGCTAAATCCGCTTCTATCTTCGACGCTTCATCGGAGCTACCATAAGAGCCACCACCTATGCCACCACCTATGCCACCACCGTAAGTACTCGGATCAATTTTCCCAAAACCCGTAGACGTCGTACCGCCGCCACCCCCGGAACTACCTCCACCACTTCGATCAAAACCAGTGGTTGATGTTAGTCCAGCCTGATTCTCTGCCACACTGTCTCGCATAGCTTGTAAGGTAGCATTATCTTTATAAGTAGCATCCGCCATCGCCCCGAACCCGCCGGTAGCCATGTGAGCAACATCACCAGCAGAAGCAGACCCCGGATCATATGACGCATACATCTGACCTAAAGAACCGAGTGCTCCACCTAGTCGTTCCATCCGAGTATCTTCCGCTCGCATCCGTGTAGGCATACCGATTTCTTCTTGATAAGTTTGTCCTAAGTGCATCGGCATCGTTGTATTGGCAAGACCAGAACTTACAAGGTTTTGCATACCTCCAGCAACAGCTTTCTTTTCTCCCCGTGCTAATGTCGCCTCAACACCCTGTCCATAAGAACCGCCGGGTGCAAATATATCGGCGTAACTTTGCAATGCTCCGATACCTGTATTAAACGCGGCCTCTTTTTTCGCTTGACCCGCGGTATAATCTGAATATATTGTACTGAGCCATTGTCCGAGATCTATAGTACTAGCCATTATCTATACCTTCCGCCTTGTTTGACAGTTCCAATTATTTTATTGATGGACCAAGTTTCCGCCGCCGTGGAATTCCACAACCGTATCCCAAGGTACATGCCCCTAAACCGTTTTCGTATTCTGGTCCCTTTTGGACGACCCGGAGCAGTAATCGTACCGGTCACACGGTAATCCGTATTAGCAGATAACTTTTCTAAGAGTCCCTCCGCGGTATCCGCAACAAATATATTATAACTCACATCATTCGAATCTCCCTGACTTCCACCAGATGCTCCACCGGCTGTAATAATCTCGAGGGCCGAGAGGACTCCGTAGTAATCTTCGTCCTGTGCCATCTTAATCGGTCCCCACGTACAGTACGCGTTAATCGCGATGGCAACATCATCCTCGTCGACATCTGATAAAGTGTCTTCATCGTAATAACGTATGTACCCATCCGCACACCCAACTAATAATCGTCTGTAATCTGGAGCATCACCCTGATAGAATAACTGCGAGTAAATCGCACAATCTGTAGTGGCAGATGACTCTGGGAAAAATCCTTCTGTCGCCATATCAAAGAAATAATTCGAGTGCGAGTTATCAGAAAACTTAGTTATCGTAATTGAAATTCCACTACGTCGCGGGTCGTATACCATAGTGATACGATGAGTCGAAGAATCTACCGCTTCGTCTTTTACTAAATCCGGAAGAAAGGCCCGGGATATATTTTCTGGTACTCCGGGAACAGTTGTCCGGTAAATACCATTCGTACCCCAAAAATATAAAACTCCAGCGTTATCAAAACACCAAGACTGTGCCCCATAAATACCAGTCGTAAGATCTAATTCATTCAGAGAGCCTCCAGCCGCGGGATCACCGGCTAGGTACCAGATCTGACTACCACAACCGAATACAAGATAATCATCTTTATAGGGTATGAGTGCAGTTATAATATCGCCCATTTCTCCCGCGTCGGCGTTGTTTCCAGCCACAGCAGTTTGAGCGTCGTTGGAAGCATAGTTGAAATCAAACGGATGATTCTGCCGAGACATATACCATTGGTAAGGGTATTGTTTATTTCCCGATAACACCACACGTCCTCGGTATAAACAAATTAGAGATGCGAAATTAGGCATCGTGCCATACGTAGCCGCGAGTGCTCCGTACACAGTCCAGTCGTAGAAGAAAGGTCCGGCAGTTTCGTTTGCGTTGATAACAAAAGATAAAGTGCTACCGGAGTCTGTTACAATATCCTCGTCGACAAACTTGGCGGCGGTTATTCGTTGGCCATATACATTAGCTGCGGCCCCGTCCGTCGAAGCGTCGACATAATCCACAACCATTTGGGCACTATTCGTATCCCCAGTAAGCAGCATCCCTTTAGTGGGGAGTACCGCATTAATATCCGCGGTTGTTATTTTAATGTTGCCGAAGTCAGCAACTTTTAGCGTGGTCTCATTGGCGATAAATACTTTTTGGTACGCCTCACACATCTGTAGCAAATTACTGGTGGTGAGATTACCTTGGGCTGCTGCTAACTCAGTAAGTGTGCCAGCCGTACTCTCGTAGTACAAAGTGTCCGAACCCGCCGCAACAAGGGACTTACTAAAAGTTCGATCCGTACTAGGAGTTACATCAACAGTGGAAAAGTCGCCGTACTCCCGAAAATGGTAATCTAGGAGGTCGTTGGTGTTATCGGTCCAGCTAACCCCAGAGTTGACAGTCACCCATCTTCTACCCCCCTGATAATTATCCGCGGCCCCCGAGGTTGCTGAAAGATGTCCCATCGCTTGAAGAGTACCAAAGTCCCCCTGCTCCTGCATAATTATCGCGTACATCGTGTCCGCCAAAAGAGTCGGAGTGGTCGTAAAAATTATATCTACCCATTCGCCCCCCGCATCTTCCGTAACACCACTCCAATCAATAAGTACTTTATCAGTTATGACCTCCCCGTTCGGTTTAGAACTGGTGGTTTTTTCGACCCAAATCTTATGAGTATCCTCCTCAACTACCCCCACTCTGCGAACACGTAGTGAAATTTTAGTGAGGACATGAACATCACTAGGAGTAAATGTCTGTGTCTCATACTGTGCCGAGGGACTGTCCCCGTCACCACTCATCGACCGGAGAGTGGTACCTCCTACTTCGCTTTCATAACTTTCAAATAAATCGTAGGCCATTATAACTCCACTACTGTCACATTACACATCGCCACAATTGGACCACCGATTGTATACTGCGACACCACTTCCGTATACCGTTTCGCCATACCCGGACGCTTACCCCCCCGGATACGCTCGTCGAGTGTATCGAACAAACGCATATTGTTTAAATCCGGGGAGGTAGCTTCCGGTTGTTCGTCCGGTAAGCGACTTTTATTGATCCCTCTTACTGGAAATTTCAAAATAAAATTAGCCATGTTATCCTTTACGAAACTGCCGCAGTATCAAAGTCCGCTACTGAACCCGATGCACCAACATTAAGGTACATAACAGAAGTGCCCGCCGCGAGTGCCTTAATATAAACACATCCGGGTGCGTAGGTATCAGCGGCCTCTGCTTCAAGAACTGTGTGTGCCGAGGTACCATAACAATACATGATGCCTTTCTCGGTCCTCCATATGACTTGCACCGTAGTTGAGGGTGCGGGTGACGGAACCATATTGTGATGGTCAAACGCTAGTGTGTATCTTGTCCTAGACATAATAATGTCCTTTCTCCCGTCCTTGGATATACGGCTCGATCTCCATTCGAGTCCAGTTAATAAAATTAGTTTGTGTCCATAAGACTACCGCTATCACTACCCCCATAGCTGTAGTAACGTCTCCGTGCTAAAGCGGCGGAATATCCGCCACGTTTACCCCCAAAGTTCCCCACTGTTCGGGGAGCTAATCGTGCATCAATTTTGTGGGCGTTGCCTAACGCCCGTGTGTATTTCTGTTCCCAAATCGTCTGAACGTCATCCATTTCTACTTCCGCCGCGGCCATACATGCCAACCGAATTACATTATCAAATGCGAATCCAGCGGGTTGTAAATTACTTACTGGAAGCAACCTGTACTCGTCACCGCTCGCGGGTGTGGTACCTGTACTCGTCCCATCGATATCGAGCCATGCCGCTACAGTTATTACACCAGTTGCTTTAACAAAATCGGTAACTACCCCGTAGCTACCTTTACCAGTTCCGCTCACTACTTCAACGATCCAATCGGTGTTGAAATAATCATTGGGTTCAGTCCGACCTGTATCGGTCAACGTAGTCAAAGCCCCTGCTGCCGTTGCCACACCTGTCAGGATGTCCAACTTATTGAAATAATACGTGTATGGAAACTGTATAACTTCCGCCGCACCCGGATCGGGGTACACGACAAGTTCGTATCGCCGAATTCCGTATGGTCTTACGGCTGCTTGACGGGGATTTCCACCCGCCGAACCACTTTGTCGACGTTGACGTAATGGTAATTCATTTATCCACTCAATTGGGCCTACTCCGGAACCTCGTAGGTATGTTATCCCACCAGTCACTTGCCCACCGAATGTTTGATCCAACGCATAGCGATGACCTATCGTGTAGGTTGTCGTAGCCGTCGGGGTACTCCCACCGGAAAGTCCGCCAGAAAAAGTAAACAGTCCGTAGTCACCGTCATAGTCGGTAACAAGGGCCGTCTCACCAATGCCGACACCGCCAGTAACTTCGAGAATCAGACCAACATAATAGTCGGTGGCGTAAGTATCTACAAGAGTTGAATCAGAGAAAGAAGTAGCCGCGAGATTTCCATCCGCAGTACCACTCGTGCTTATCTTCAAAGCGACGGACATAATACGCTTCATCCAGTTCCAACCCAAAGGGGGAGCAGATGCAATGAATCCCCTAATCCCATTATTTGCGATTCTCTTGAGTCTGTTAATATCCCCTTTATCATTAGGGTGGATACTAATACCCGTCGAAGAATCATAGTCTGCTATACCAACAAGTTCCGCCATCTCTGTGAGTATGTCTTCAAATACCAAACTGCTATTGGGCTCAGCCATCGTCTTCTTCCTTCTTTATTTCTTCTGTGGTCGGAGTTAACGCGGCGTAAATAATTCCTAACGACTCATTAATAACTGCATGATCTCTACGGTTACCTTTGAAACCCGCACATACTTCGTCAACTACTTTTAATGCCGCTTGTAATTTCTCGTCCATAATACTTGCCCCTTTAAAATTAAAATTTATTCGTCTTCCTTCGGCTCTTCGACCTTGGCTTCTTCCGCGGCTTCGGCTTTTTCAACAGCTTCGGCATCGGCGATTACTTGAAGAGCCTCGATATACTCAGGTTTTTGCACAATCGCTTTTGCGTGATTCAATTTCATATCTATCTCCTACTCAAAATATGAGGATGGCCGAAGCCACCCTCGCTAAAACTCACTGATTAGCCCTGTAACATAAACATTGGGCCAATATTGTCAGCGTCACCCTGAATTGCAAATCCAGCATTCTGTGTACCACGACCGACGGGAACTGTTGCACCATTAAGACTCGTGGCAACATCTGAGATATTACCATAGTCGCTCCACCAGCCACCAACGTATCCACCTTCTGTGGTCCCAAGTTTACCGCCTTGTGGTGCGGCAAAACAACATCCACGAGTCTGCACCCAGAAGTAGGTACTCGCGGCGGCGATTTCTCTCGCCGGAACTCCAGCTTTTGCGAAGTAGTTCATGGTGCCAGTCCGTACTGCCACGTAAGGATTCGAGAACAGTTCGACGGAAGAACTGGTTGTTACCGCCTCTGTAAGCGGACCATCGAGATATATCTTAAATGCTACATCTGCGGCGGTGACATCATTACCGATAATCCCTCGAAACTGGAGTGAGTTGCTTCCAGCGGGATTCCAGATGACAACATATCCACCACGTAACGCATCTTTGGCTTGCAGAACATGTGTCCCGGCGGGAACAGTTATTTCCTTATCCCCGATAGCCGCGGCCACTACCATAGTGGTATAGGCTTGTACTCCAGCGGCGTGAAACTCAACGCCTTGTCCTGCGACACAAGCCGCACTAGATAGTGCATAACGAAATTCCCGGCCATCAGGCAGTACAACCCGGTCGCCGACATTGAATTTCGGACTCTTGACTGTAGAAGCCTCGTAAATGAAACTCCAGTCGGGGGCCTGTTTGTGCCCGATAAGGCCCTGAATACCCAGTAAAAATGATCTTGCTTTTCCTTTTGCCATGTTACTTTTCCTTTCGAAAAGAGATCAAAAGGCTTACGCCTGACCTCTCGAAACTTAATTTATGGAGAGGAACACGTTGTCCCTCTCCGTCAATTTACTTCTTATGCAGATTTGTGTAATACAAATCCCGCTTTACGTCTATTGAGACATAAATTCTGATGAGAACCATCAAGGAAGACCGTAAACGTGGTATGCTGTGAACGGTCAATCATTGGTTCGCCCTCTTCCATCCAGTACCCTTCCTGAGTTACAGGGATGAACTTCGAGAAGTCCACACAATAAATCGGGGTAGCAGTTGCGTCGTCCAGTTCAGGAATATAAACCACCGGTAGACGGTTTACGTACACAACACCAGAGTCGTCGGCTCGGATGTTACCGAGCAATTCGCCGCCACTATGGTTGTCGTCTCTCTGATCGGCGAGATCCTGCATTTCAACCGCGGTGTCGCAGTCCGTATAAATACGTTTTGCAGCGTTTCTCTTGTTCGCCGGGTCGTTGATGAACAACGGAGCTTTGAATTTGGTCTTCAAGAACGCTTTGCGGAATTTCTTCAACATAGCATTATCGATATCGGTATAAACTGCACAGTAGTTTCTCCACTTATCATAAGTGGTGGCACTTAAACCGGCAACCGAGGCACTATAAGTATCGTCCTGATACTTAATAAACTGGCCGTTGAAACCATCGGTCGTACTGATCGTACCGTCCGCAGAGTAAAACGTGAGGTAGTACGGTACACCGTATGGATACAGGTCATCGGTTGAACTCGTTGGAGTTTTCCATGCTCGCTCTTCGATGAGATCTGCGAGACCCCAAAGTTTTGCAACACGTCGGGTCTCCATCAAACTGATGAAACCCTTCTCGCTGTTTTTGTTACGCAGAATCTCAAGTTTGTCCCACGAGTAGTCGGTTGAAATCTGACACCATGGAACGTCGATACCCTGCATAACATCTTCAACATCTGGCTCACTGGTGTCGAACAAACGACAGTAATGGGCTCCGCCAGCGGGATCTAACATAACTTTACGTTTGATGGAAGTTCCACCGTCGATTTCCATCCTTTCGTTCTGATAAATACGACAGAACTCATACTCCGGATGGTCCCACATTACTTCAAATTCTTGTTTTGGCAGATCGGCCAAAGTGGTCTCGATAAGGTCCGCCAAGTCTGCATTTTTAACACCCATAATGTTCTCCTATGGATTGCGTATTCGGATTACCCGAATACTTTTTTTAGCGATGCTTTGACTTTGGCCTCTAACTGCGTTGTCGCATCTTTCGATGACGGTGTTTTCGGGACTTTCTTTTTCCCGGCCTTTAGAGACAAGCCACTCGCACGTTTTTTAATTTTCGAAGAAAGTTCTTCCCTAATTGTTTCTTCACGCATTGACCCGGTAAGTTGCAAATGTGCTCGCTGTAACACGTCGGAGATCGAAAGTTTCTCTCCTGAAGTGTCGGCACCTATACGGATAAAATTAGCTTCCGTACAGACTGCTCCTCGATGTTTAAACTGAACTCCGGTAAGTACTTCGCGGGGATCTTCCCCCACTTTTACCGTACCGTAATACTCTCGAAACAACTTCAACTGGTCGCCGCCAAAGAAGTTGTTAATCTCCGATTG